CAACACCGAGTTGAAGTGGATGCGCATTCACCTTGAGATGTCCAAGTCCGCGGGGAGGGTGCCCAAGATGCTTGACTTGGGGCAGATGCTTATCAACGGCGAAGAGCCAAGCGAGGACTAAAGCATGGAAGCCGAAAAGGATGCCATGGACATGCGCAAAAGAGATTGACAAAGCCGCCGCCAACCCTACAATCGCGCAACTCCCCGCGCGAGGCGCTGAAATGAGGCTAGTAGCGATCAGTGCAGTAGGCAAGCGGATGGGCGAAGACCACGGCCGGGCCAAGCTGTCGAACCACGACATTGACCTGATCCAGAGCCTGCTTGAGTGCAGGGACGCGCTGATCGAGGAGTACCAGAAAGTCGGACTCCCACTCGCCCAGATCCATGTGGCATTGCGCAAGGCTCAACTCGGCTACGGCGGAATTGCCTGGAAGTTCGAGTGCTCAAAGCGCCTGGTGCGCGACATTCACAGCGGTAAAGTCCGAAGCTGTCACCCGGCTCGGTACAAGCGAGTCGAGGACAAACAGGAGTTAACTGCTTGAGCGGCTAAGGCATGAGTGCGCATAGCGCGCTAAGCGGCTTCCAGAATCCCTTGAATGGGACGCCCATCAACCTACACAGCCACAGTCGCGGCTCTGATCTGCGAACGGCTTGAGGGTGGTGAGAGCCTCAGAGAGATTTGTGCGGATATTGGGGTAAGCCATGCCACGGTGCTCACATGGGCGCGTGACAACGAAGAGTTTGCCAACCAGTACGCGCGTGCGAGAGCCATTGGTGAGGATGTCGACTTCGATCGACTGACTGACGATGCAGCGGAGGAGCCGCGCCTCACAGTGCAGGGCTCAGTAGACCCGGGATGGGTCGCGTGGAAACGGCTTCAGATCGACACCCGCAAATGGGCGCTCGGCAAGAAGCAGCCAAAGAAATACGGGGACAAGCAGCAGGTTGAGCACTCTGGCTCCCTCACCCTTGAGCAAATGGTGCTCGCCTCGATGAAGCCCAATGAGCCTAGCGGGGGCTGACAAGCTCCGGCTGTGGCGAGAGCGGCCTGACGTTTTCGTTCGAGAGGTGTTCGGCGTCACGCCCGACCTGTGGCAGGACGACGTTCTAAGGGCGTTCCCAACAAGCCCGCGACTCGCCATGAAGGCCTGCAAGGGCCCTGGCAAGACCGCCGTTCTGGCAATGATTTGCTGGAACTTCCTCTTGACCAGGCCTAGGCCAAAGATCGCAGCCACGTCCATCACCGGGGACAACTTGGCGGACGGCTTGTGGACTGAGATGGCGAAGTGGCAGGCCAAGAGCCCGCTGCTGCGCTCCGAGTTCACCTGGACGAAGACCCGCATCACCTGCAACTCGGCCCCAGAGGAGTGGTGGATGTCTGCGCGAAGCTGGCCGCGCGGGGGTGACGCGAACGCCCAGGCCGACACACTTGCTGGACTGCACGCCGACTTTCTGCTGTTCGTGATCGATGAGGCTGGCGGCATTCCTGATGCCGTGATGGCCGCAGCCGAGGCCGGGCTTGCCAATGCCATGGGGGGCAACGAGGCCCACATCGTCATGGCCGGCAACCCGACTCACCTCGAAGGGCCGCTGTACCGCGCATGCACCAGCGAGCGGACCCTGTGGCACGTCACCGAGATCACCAGCGATCCAGACGACCCAAAGCGCACCCCCCGTGTCTCGGCTGAGTGGGCCAGACAGCAGATCGCCAAGTACGGCCGGGACAACCCGTGGGTGCTGGTCAACGTCTTCGGTAGGTTCCCTCCCAACTCTCTCAATTCGCTGCTTGGGCCTGACGAGGTGCGGGCCGCCATGAACCGGCACCACAAGGAGACGGACTACAGCACGTCATCCAAGGTGCTTGGAGTCGACGTGGCTCGGGAGGGCGATGACGCTTCGGTGATCTTCCCGAGGCAAGGGATCGTGGCCTGGGTGCCTCAAGTGCTGCGCAATGCCGATTCACTGCAAGGCGCCGGCACAGTCTCGCGCAAGTGGCTCGACTGGCGGGCCGACGCCTGCTTCATCGACAACACGGGCGGGTTCGGCGGCGGCTGGATCGATCAACTCCGCGTGCTGGGTAGAGAGCCGATTGGCATCCACTTCGCCGGCAAGCCGACAGATCAGCGGTATTTCAACAAGCGCGCCGAGATCTGGTTCGAGATGGCTCAGTGGGTCAAGGATGGTGGAGCGCTGCCGAACGTTCCTGAGCTGGTCGAAGAGCTGACCGTGCCGACCTACTTCTTCAAGGGCGACCGCGTGATGATCGAAGACAAGGAGCAAATCAAGTCGCGCCTTGGTCGGTCACCTGACTATGCAGACGCTCTTGCCCTCACATTTTCACAGCCGGTGATGCCCAGCCGCTCGCGCGGCGTGAGTGCGCATAGCGCGACCAGGCGTGCCTACGATCCGCTCGATCGATCACGGATCAGATAGGGAACCTATGTGCGTAGGAAAGGCTGTCGACAATTTGCTACCGAGTCCGCAGCCTTACGCGCCAGGCGCCCTCAAGAACTGGATTCCCAGCGCTGGTGAGGCGCTCGACCCGCACTACATGCGCACGAGCGGCTACGAGGGCAAGGCCGAGAAGCGCCATGACTCCATCGGGGTTCATCAGCCGGAGATCCCTGATCCTCCACCTCCCATCCCTTTGCCGCAGTCAAGCCAGACCCCAGACACCGGCTCGCTCAAGCGCCGCAACAACACGGGTGGCTTTGCCACGCCGAGCGGCTCCACGCTGCTGACTGGGCCGAGTGGCATCACGCGAGCCCAACTGAACTTGGGCGCTGCATCGCTGCTGGGCTCGTAGGATGGAAGACACCCGCACCCCTCAAAGCCGCATCCTTCAGCGCAAGTCCGACCTGTGGAGCGAGCGCTCCGACCTTGACAGCCACGCGCAGGAAATCTCGGACTTCTTGCTCCCGCGCTCGGCCAAGATCACCAGCGACGACGGCAACGGCGGCACGAGTGGGGCCAATAGCGATTCAGGCCGGCAGAGCGTTCGGCGCTCCTACTCGAAGATCATTGACGAGACCGGCACCCAAGCGCATGGCGTGCTCGAAGCCGGGCTCATGGCCGGCATGACCAGTCCGGCCAGGCCGTGGGTCAAGCTCGCAACGCCAGACCGTGACCTGATGGAGTTCGGCCCGGTCAAGATCTGGTTGTCCAAGGTGACGACCAAGATGCTGACCATCTTCGGCAAGTCCAACACCTACCGGGCGTTTCGCACGACCTACGGCCAGCTTGGCGCCTTCGGGACCGCGGCCAACATCGTGGTGGACAACTACGAAAACGTGCTGCACAACTACCCGGTGAGCTTCGGGCAGTACGGCATTGGGCTCAACCAGCTCGGCGCAGCGGACACCCTGTACCGCACGATGAACCAGCCGGTCGGGGCATTGGTCGGCGAATTCGGCGTCGACAACTGCTCGCTGACGGTCAAGAGTCTGTGGAACCGTGGGCAGTACGACACGCAGATCCCGGTGCTGCACGCCATCGAGCCACGCCGCGGGCGCGACTACACCAAGCGCGACAGCAAGAACATGCCGTTCAAGTCCTGCTACATGGAGCTGGGACGGGACAACGACAAGTTCTTGCGCGAAGGCGGCTTCCACGAGTTCCCGGCCATCTGCCCGCGCTGGCTCGTGGACGGCGACGACACCTACGCTACCCGCTGGCCCGGAGCCATGGCCTTGGGCTCGATCAAGCAGCTTCAGCACGAGCAGCTTCGCAAGTCCACGGCGATCGACTACCAGGTCGACCCGCCGCTGCAAGTGCCGATGCAGTACAAGAACAGCGACATCGACCGCCTTCCGGGTGGCGTGATGTACGTCGACCAGTCCAGCCCGACGGGCGGCATTCGGTCGGCCTACGAGGTGAACCTGAATTTGCAGCATCTGATGCTGGACATTCAGGACGTGCGCGACCGCATCAACAAGTCGTTTTTCGTCGACCTGTTCAAGATGCTGGTCAACGACACCCGCAGCGGGACCACGGCCACCGAGATTGCAGAGCGCCACGAAGAAAAGCTACTGATGCTCGGGCCGGTGCTGGAAAGCCTCTTTACCGAAATGCTCCAGCCTTACGTCGAGATCACCTTCGCCAAGATGGTCCGCGCCGGACTGTTCGCTCAGGGGATGGAGCTGGCCCCGCCTCCCGAGCTGAACGGGCAAGAGTTGGACATCGAGTTCATCAGCACCCTGGCCCAGGCGCAGCGTGCAGTCGGCGTGACATCGATCGACCGCATGATCGGCACGATTGCCAGCATGAGCCAGATCAAGCCGGAAGTGCTCGACAAGCTGGACGCCGATCAGACCATCGACCTGTATGCGGAAGCCCTGGGCTGCGACCCTTCGATGATCGTTGCCG